GTGCAGAACCAGAATTGAAGAGGAACATACAAAGTGGTCTCAGGAAGAGCGTTACGGGGAGCGCAAACTTGACGGGGGGCCAAGGAGTCGCAAGGAGACTCGACATCAGAGAAAGAGGGATCAGTGATGAAGGTAAGTTGTGTGGTGTTTCCGATCATGTTGAAATAACCGCGGATTTGTTCAGAAGTGATGGTAAGTTGGTTCCAGATGTGCATCCAATCGCCATATTGACGATCGATTCTTTGACCACCAATTTCAACCTCAACCTGAGCAATAAGTTGTTCACCAGGGAAATCTAACCAACGGGCATAAACACCTGAACCAACACCAGCAGCAAATGAGGCAATACCCATAAGTTGGTTAATTTCAGGCAATGTTACCTGTAAATAAGTTCTGTAAGCAAGATCACCGTTTCGACTAATTGTGCATTGTACACGACGTCCAAAATCTGCCTGTCCATTAAAAGTTTGTTCAATAGATTCAATAGCAAAGTTAGTATATCTGCGATATGTCACTTTCCAAAAAGTAATTTGAGGGTTACCTGTAAGGTATACGTCTTGAGCTCCGTAAGCCACGAGTTGCATTAATCCACCTCCCATTTTATACATTCCTAAAAGAAAAAAAATTTATAAAATTTAATTAATTAATTAAATTTAAATTTAATTAAATTTGATATTACTTTCATAATCACGACAATAATTTATTTATATCCGCATTGTCCTTCATAAATATGGACAAATAATTTTCATTTAATATTTCTTTTTTGCCTTCATGGTTTTTTTTAAATATATATGAATTTTGGTTTTTTCTAATTGACCAACCATTATCTAAAGCGTTATATAAAAATACCATTTTTTGAAATTTTATTTTATCTATTTCTAAACTTTTTTCATTTTCTAAATTTATTTCTATATTCATTTTTACAATTACACGTTAGTATTTATTTTGTTTTTTAACTAAATTTTTAACTAAATTATTTTATATATTTCAACTTTTTTGTAAATATATTAATAGATTAATACATTTACAAATTAATACAAATTATATATTTTTAAAATAAATAATTAAATATTTCTACAAAATCATATATATATATATTAATGCCATCATTTAAACCTAAAACTTCTAAAAAAATTAAGGTATGTAAAAAATATACATCAAGTCTTGATAGTAAGCATAAAGAATTTGTTAATGAATTTATTAAAGATGAATTTGATACTATTCCTAGAATTAAAGAAGAAAGATATATGCTTAATAAACAACTTGAATTAGAAAATAAACTTACAATTGAACAAATTATGGAAATTAAAGATAGAATTAAAGATATTAATGAAACAATAAAAGAGTTAAAACACAAAAAAAATAATTATTTTCTTAATAACTCAAAATATATTTTTGAATATTTTGAAAATAAAAAAAATATTAATAATATTGAAGAAACTAACAAAGTAATTACATCTAAAAATCAATTACTTTTTAATATTTTTAAAATAAAACAAGAAAAAGATAAAAATATTGATGAAAATAAAAACAAAAATTTAGTTCAAAAATATTTAAGTAACATTGACGAATCTTTTCTTGATATGAATGCTTTTGTAAGAGATTCGGATATATGTCAAAATTGTTATAAAGGAGAAATGATTCCACTTGATGATGAAGGCGTTTTAATTTGTAATATTTGTGCTGTAAATATTCCTTATCTTATTGAAAATGAAAAACCGAGCTACAAAGAACCTCCAAAAGAAGTTTGTTTTTACGCTTATAAAAAAATTAATCATTTTAAAGAAATATTGTCTCAATTTCAAGGAAAAGAAACTACACAGATTTCTAATGATGTCATTGACCAAATACAACAACAAATTAAAAAAGAAAGAATTGGACTAAAACAATTAACACATTATAAAACAAAAGAAATTCTTAAAAAATTGGGATTTAATAAATATTATGAACACATCGCATTTATTAAAAATAAATTAGGAATTAAACCTCCAGTATTTAGTCCTGAATTAGAAGACACCTTATGTAATTTATTTATGGAAATTCAAGCACCATACGCTAAAACTTGTCCTGATTATCGTATTAATTTTTTAAACTATTATTACGTTCTTTTTAAATTTTGCGAACTTCTTGAAGAAACACAATTTTTGCATGATATCCCTCTGTTAAAAGATAGGGAAAAACTTATTGAACAAGATGAGACATGGAAAAAAATGTGCGTTGAATTAGATTGGGAATTTATTCCAACTGTTTAGAAAACTTTTTTATTAAAACAAAGTAGGTTTATAAAAATAATATGTTATTAAAAAACTCATCATTATATTTGGTATTATATGATTATAATTTTCAAATTTATTACTATAACTAGTTTCAAATAATTTATCCATTAAATCAGGGCCATAATTACACGTTTTTACGGTATTATCATCTGTTGTGTCATGATGTAATACGTGTTCATTTGCCGTATGAAAAATGGAATAATTTATAATATGAACTGTTGTATACAGAAATCCATAATAAAATATTATTATTTCAGGGACAAAATTTATATGTAACAATTTTTGAAAATAATAAAATATAACAAAAAATAATATATTTGTACCAATTTCAATTAATAAATTAAATATTTTTTTGCCAATATTTTTATTTTCTTCGTAATTATGATGAAGATTCACGTGCATATTTATTATTTCTGGTAAATTATGAAATAGAACATGAATAAAATATGAATAAACATACAGAATAAATATAGATATTCCTATTAGAAATGGAGAATATTTGTTATATGTTAATAAAATTCCTAATATTAAAACAAAAAAATTAGGAATAAATTGACTATTAAAAAAATCAGGTAAATATTTTTTATTTAATAAATCTAACATTATGTTATTATAAATAAAGATTATTATTTATGTTTATAGTAATTATAAATTAATAAAACCAACAATTTATTTAAAATCATTAATACTCCTATATTAATGATAACTTCTTCTGATTTTTTATCGGGTAATTTATTTGTTAATGTGTTTGAAAAAACTTCTGCTATTGTTGGAAAATAGTTATTATATTCATAAAGTGTTAAAATACATCTTCCAAAAAAATAATAAAAATATTTAATAATAAACATTATCATTAACATTATAAATAGTATTTTAGTATCGTTAGATATCAAGACAATTATAAAAATTGTATATGTTAATACAAAATGTAACAAAGAAACAAACAAATTAAATATCACACTCATATAAATATATATATGAGTGTGATATTTAATTTATAATAAGGTTACTTATCAATGTTATAACAATTTAAATTTATGTATTGTTATAAATAAATTTAAATATGTGTTACCATATTATATTTAAAACCCCCCCGGAAACCTGACAAGATTTGCTCCAATACCAAATCCGGTGCCTGAACGAGCAGATACACCCATTGAAGGGATGTAAGTGTCCAAAATAGCGAAAGTTGCTGCCGCAGTTAAGGCAATTAGGGCAATTTCTTCAAGATTCAATGAACGCTTTGGAATAGCGAATGCGGCAATAGCAACCATCAACCCCTCAATTAAATACTTAATAATACGCTTAATAAGTTCGGTAACGTCAAACATTTCCATTCCCATCTTTATATAAATTAAAAAGAAAAAAATATTAATTTATATAAATTAAAACTTAGAATTAAATATTACTAAATATTATAAATGAATAAAAATACAGGCAAAAAAGGATTTGAAAGAAAACAAAAAAAAGACGGTTCGCCTAATAATAAATATGTTGATTTATTAGAAGTTGACAAACCTATCGCAGGACAAACTTTTGGTTGTTTTTCGTTTATTTCTCCAGAAAAAATACTAAAGCAACGTGAAATGTTTTTCTTTGAAGAATTTTTAAAACAATGGGAAATGAATAAATCTATGGAAAAGTTTCATCAATTCCTAAATTTTATTTCATTTAAATACAAATTACAATTTGAAGAAGTTATTAAAGATTTTGAAACATTTGTTAAAGAGGAACGCGACACAATTATTAAATCATCCTTTGAAGATGATTACAAAACATTTTTGGATCGCGATGAAGATGAACTTGAAAAAAAATTTAACGTAAAACACAACTTTCAAACATCTGTTAAAGGTTTTAAAGCTAGAGGCAATTTTTCTTCTCAGGAAGAGGCCGAATTACGAGCTAAACTTTTAAGAGAAGTTGACCCCAGTTTTGATATATTTGTTGGACCTATTGGAACGTGGCTTCCTTGGGAACCTGAAGCTTATAAAACTGGCAGAGTTGAATACATGGAGGAAGAGTTGAATCACCTTGTTCACGAAAAGAAAAAGAATGAAGAAGTTGCTAAAAATACATTTGAACAACGAGTTAAAGAAACTAAACAGAAAGCTATTGATGAAAATAAAAAAAATGCTGATAAGCACGGCACTATCATTACCCAAGACATTGATAATGACGGAAATCTTGTCGGAGTTGGTCACACTACAACGGAACAAACATTCAATTCTGAAGAAATTTCTGTTGCTGATATTAGAAGTGAATTATTCGATGGAGAAAATGTTGTTATTGGAAAGACTGATTATGGACAAAGTCAATTAAAATCAGGACCTTTTGCTAACAAAAATGATTAAATATTAAATTAAAATAATACACAGAATAATATTTTATGTATTATTAAAAATATATTTATATTTTATAATGAGTATAGAATTACAAAAATACAAAAAAAATGCAATTGACAAATTAAAAAGCAAATTTAATAGTGACAAAAATGCGTTAACAATTTATTTTAATAATTTAATAAATTTTGTTTTAAATTCTAGATTAAGGCAAAATGTTAAAATTGCGCAAATTAATTATTTGAGAAGTTCATACATAGCACACATTAACAAGTTAACAAATACATATAATAATGCCGTTAATAGCATTAATGCTTATCAACCAAATATACCAACTATACAAAATACGCCAAATACGCAAAATACACCAAATATAGATACAAATTTTAAAAATAAAAATGCGTTACTTATTGGGTGTAATTATAATAATACATCATATAAGTTGAATGGGTGTATTAATGATGTTAATAATCTTAAATCTATAATAAACAAAACTGGGTTTAATAATATTAATATTTTAACAGATGAAACTGACAAAAAACCGAATAAAAGTAACATTTTAAGCGAATTAACCAAATTATTAACTAATTCTAATAACAATGATTTATTATTTTTTTCATATAGTGGTCATGGTTCGCAAGTAGTAGATAAAAATGGAGATGAAACAGATGCTCGCGATGAAGTAATTCTACCTTTAGATCTTAACGTTATTACAGATGATGAATTAAAAACAGTTATTCAAACATATTTAAAACCAAATGTTACATTATTTGCGTTATTTGATTGTTGTAATAGTGGTACTGTTTTAGACCTTAAATATCAATATTTAGATAGTTTAAATTATGATAATTATACAGAAAATAATAAAGCAACCGATACTCCCGGAAATGTTATAATGATTAGTGGATGTACAGACAAACAAACTAGTGCGGATGCTTTTATTAATAATATATCACAAGGTGCTATGACATGGGCATTTATTGAATCTATTAATAGTAAACCCAAATTATCTTGGAGAGAATTAATACAAAATATGCGCAAGTTACTTACAAACTCTCGGTATACACAAATACCACAATTATCCACAGGAAACAGTTTTAACATTGATACAGCGATATTTATTTAATTGTTAAATACTTATTAAATATATTATTTAAAGTATTTTAATAATATTATAAATATTATACATTTAACTTAAATAGTTAAACTCTTTAAGTTAAATTCCTGCTATATATTATGTTTAAACATTTAGAGCAACTAAATATGGGATATGGAGAACATTTTTTACACTCAATGTCATATTGTTTTATGTCATTATCCGCATCATTTTATTTTTTTATACACGCCATTTACCCAGACGCATTTGAATTTGATGGTTCTAGACAAATTCGTTATCTAAATGAA